TTCATATGACATGATATACATAAACTAATTAAATTGTTTTCTCTACAACTTTTTTTATTATAATCTATGTGATGAACTGATAAATTAACATTCTTATTACTATGATTTTTCTCTTCTAATCCACAACATTGACACGTAAAATTATCTCTTTCTCGAATTTTTTGTCTTAATTCATTTGAAAATTTATATGGATAATTAAAATGTGACCTTCCATCAATATAACTTGGATGATTTTTTCCTTTTAATTTTTTGCTTATTTTTAAACGAGTTTTTTTCGATGTTAATCTTCCTTTTAATTTATTCGATATTATTTTACGAACTTCAATAGAAGGAGAAGTTCTTTTGTCCAGAAATGTTTTCGGTTCATTTTAACAACTCTCGTATTTTTCCAAGCATCGAACCCAACGCCTTTTCGATATATGAGTGGCTTTTTATTGCTTTCTTAGGATTCATTGGAAATTTGGGCTGACCTTTTGTGAAAATACCTTTTTGTTTTGGTACGAAATGGCCTGTGATTCTTGGATTCTCTTTTGTTCCTGGGGGTATAGTTCTGCCAGATTGAGCTTTTCCGTAATTTATCCATGCCCACCAAGGAGCTTTTACATTTAACACCGCTATATTTCCAACACCATGACCTTTATCAATCTTTTCAACTTGTATCTGGTCTTTTAAATGGTTGCCTGTTGGTTTTAAAAAACGTTCTCTAGTGTCCTCAATCGACTTGTCTAATTCTTTTTTATGCTCTTCAGCACAAATTTTTGTATGTTCTTCAGATAATTTTCCAATCTCTTGTTGAATAACAGTAGGAATTGATTCCCCTTGTCTTGCAATAAGAACGGTAATCATTAAATATCCTTTTTGAAGAGGGTAATCTCGGTGTAATTTTCATCCAACTCAATCATCAACATTTTCTTACCAACGGCATCATTATAAACATAAAAATCTTCACCTTTAATGACTATGCGAGAAGCCAAACGAAAAAGCGACACATCATTATTTTTGATAACAATCTTAACAGAGCCGATAGCGACTAAACCTAATTGTTTGACTACCAACTCATTGCTAACCATTGGACGAACAAACGCATTAACTGTGAGGGGGTTTTGTATAGCCACAGAAAATCCTACGTCACGAAATTTATCATAGTTCGTGCTTTTTACTTTAGCTCCTGGGAGATAGACAAATATTTTCTCGGAGTAATCGTCTAAAATGTATTTTGCGTAGTTGGAACGATATTTTGACATATTTCTTTATCCCCGAAGGTAGATATTATCTTCAAATTTAATAGGCGCAAACCAAACAGTAAATTCTTTCTTATCTGAATCTATCAAAGTAATTTCGATATAACTAATCAGGTGAAAGAGATTTGTACTATCTTTCTCGATATGAATAACAAAATTTCCATCTTTTTCATCATCAATAAATTCGATTTCTCCGTCAACTTCGCTTGAGAGATGTAACGAGGAATAAAAACGGTCAAAGATTTCGGCCTTGATAACGCAATCTGTTAAGTCAAGGTCAAGGTGACAGCCAATTTCGATGTTATTTCCACGATATAATTTATTAGGTAAACTAATGTCGATTTCCATTTTAGGCAACATCCTCTCTCAAATCCTCATCCCAGGAAAAATCGCCATACCATATTGTGAATTGGTTTAATGCTCTTGAAATAAGTTCTGACTTACTTTCTTTTTCCATTGCTGTAACCGTAAAATCTTTTGTGCGAATTTCTATATTTTGACTATCTGTTTCAATTGATGTGATAATCGCAATTTGATAGCTTTCTTTGGCATCGGGATTAATTCCGTCAATGGTTAGCACATCTGTTCTAGCATCGTTTAGTTTAAATAGCTTTTTATATCCAAATTGTGCAAATCGTGCTAACGCACATTCCAAATAATCGGTTAACTCGCTATCAGAATACTTGTCATAGTAAGAATAACAAATAAGAATAATGTCGTTTGTTGCGAGCAATGAAGAAATGGTTAGAATATTCGTACTAACATTATAACTCCATCCGCTCAACAAAGGGGAACCATTTTTATAAACTTTAATGGTCGAAGATGATGGATAATCCTCTGTTAAAGTGAATGAAGCACTTCCTAAAAAGATATAACTGTCACGACCTGTAGAATTTAATCTATCCTTTAATAAAGAACGTACCAATCTTAAAATTGTAGAAACCGAATTCCAGTTTGCCATAGTGTGATTTCCTTTTATTCTATATCTTCGCTCTTGTAATTAACGAAATTTCTCTTTTCAAATTTATAATTATAAATATTTCTATCTCCTTCAACACGCACGTATCTCATTCCAGCCTTATTTAATGTCCTGTTCAAGAAATCGTGTTTTGGCAAACTAAACCAAAAAATCCCATCTAAATTCCATCTCAATACTTGTAAATAACTTTCGGCTAAACGCCAGTTATTGCACAAAATCTCAATAAACTTTTCTTTCTTCTCTCCAATTAATCTTAATTCGACCCAACAAATTCCTTGAAGGTCTTTCCCTTCTAACATAAAAACTGGTAATCCACTTTTAACAATTTTATTAGCTTTAAAATTTGCATCTGGTAAAGAGATGTTTAATTTTTGGGCCAAATAAATTGCTACTGAAGTTTTATCTTTAGTTGAAACCTGGCGAATCATGTAAATGCCTTTGGTTAATTGGTTAATCTTTTATTTGGAGAGGGGCTGCAAAGCAACCCCTCAAAACTACATCTTGAATTGAATCAAGAATTATTTCACGAACTTGGCGCAAGTGAAACTATTTGTCAACACGATGCCAACTTGTTCGAAACCAGCTAAACCTTTGCTGAAGCTTTCAACAGTACCCAATGGCTGAATCATACCAGAAACGATAACTGCACGTTCCTTGGCGACCATTGTAGTATCGGTTGTGCCAGACAAAATAGTTGCGTTAATCTTGCGACGAACGAAGTAGCCTGGTTTGTTAGCTTTGCTATCTGAAACAGCAACCAAATAAGCTGTATCAGCGTCAATTACATCGGTTGCAGAACCGCCGATAGTGACCTGTAAATCTTCTACAGGAATCCACTCATCAACAACGTCTTTGATGTCAACAGGTGAAAATTTGTTAGCATCATACTGCATGAGTTCAACATCTTCAGTTACATTTGGGCCAGTAATAAGTACGAGCTTACGACCATACTTACGAAGAGCTTTTCTCATCTCAACCAATTTAGGATAATCTAATTTGGTCTTACCAGAATCTAAACCAAAAACGTTACTACGTGCTACAGCAGCAGCATCAACCAACCGCAATACTGCATAGATTTCTTCACGATTCAATGCTTCCTGAATTGTTTCAGCATAGAGGTCGAGAATATTCATGTCGCCATTCAAAAGGTCGTCCAAACAAATCCAATAGCTTGGGGTCACGATTGAAGTGAAAGCGAGGGTATTCTTTGATGCTGGTGTTACGGCTTCTTGAGTAACATTGCAGTTACTTGTAAGAAGGAAAACTTTCTTCACAGGAAGTGTTGGGGTGAAATAATAAACACTTTCATGTGGTTCTGCTGAACCAGTGTTCATAATCGCTTTAATCATATCAGCGATAGGAATTTCAGGGTCATACGATTCATTCAAAATCGAAGCGACCTGCTCTTCACGATTTGCGCTCATAGCGATTTTCTTCATCTGCTCTTTTGCTGCCGCTAATGCTTCACGAGTTACTTGTTTCTTTTCCATTTTGTAAATCCTCCTAGAATTTTGTACTACTATTTTTAAAAATTTAAATTATTTTCGATAACTTCTTTTAATCTTTAAAATCTGAGCTATCGGACTACTTGAATCTTCAGTAGAAGCATCTACGGCTTTATGACCAGTAGATAAAACTACGGTTTCTTTGGCTTCCACTTTTTCTTCTTTTACTTGTGCTGCTTTAAGAGTTTCTACTTCTTTTTCTTTAGAAGCAATCTGCTCTTTTAATTCAGCAATCTGTTTCTCATAACCGGTTTTTACTTCTTCCATTTGAGCATAAGTGTAGGTTATTTCTACTACTTCTTTACGCTCTTCTTTTACCTGGTCATTTACTGACTTTGTTACTTCAGTTTCAACCTTAATAGTTTCTGAATTTTCTGACATGGTGTCAGTAACTTTTTGGGTTGTTTCAGTAACGATAATAAAGGGTTCTACCACAGGGGCTTCGGCTACAACAGATTCTTCTACTTTTGCTTCAACAACAGGAGCTTCGACTTTAGCTTCTTCAGTTTTAGGAGTTTCAACGGGTTCTTCAACCTTTGCAACTTCTTCAACTTTAGGAGCTTCAGCGACAACCGTTTCTTCTACTTTTACAACTTCAGCAACGATTGTTTCTTCAATTTTCTTAACTTCGTCTGCCATTAGATTTAATACCTCCAAGATTGTTTTTTGAGAGTTTTGGTTATTAGCAAAAATTAAACTTTGTCTTTCAACTGAAAGTCTTTCTTGCAATTTTTTTGCTGCCATTTCAAAAACTCTGGCCTTATTGCAAGCTGGTTTCACACCAAATAATAAACCAGCACCAGTAAAGTAATAGTCATTTAAAACCCTTGTATTATCTGCCAGTTTTGTTTGACTTTCCACGTCAGCAGATAATTCGAAACTCATTGTTAATTTATTTTTTGCAAATAATTCTTGAGCATCTGTCCATTCATCTTCATATAAATCCTTAAAAAACACACATGTGATTTCTATATCTTTATCACTATTGATTTGTGCATCAATAATGTGACCCATTACAAAACCAGTTCTCAAATGGTTTTTATTAATTTGGCAACCAATAAGGGTTGATACAGCAGCTTCGGTTGCTTTTTCGCCCAAACGAATTCCATTAGCATTTGGTTTAGAAATTTCTGCCAAAACGCTCTTAAAAATGGATAATGCTGGATGAGGAAGTTGGATACCTTTAGATTTAGCAACGTCGTAAAGAATCTGTGTATCACTCGCCACGATTTTTGCTGTTAATTGTAACGATTCTCTATTCATATTAAATAACTCCATATTCATGTAATTTTTGTTCATCTAAAATTTTTATATTAACGGTTGGATACTGGATTTTAAATCGTTTCATTTTTTGTTTTGCATCATCTCGCCAATAACCTTTAATCTCAATCCAACAATCAAATTCAGGTAAATAAAAATCGGGTCTATAAGTGGTATTTCCTAAATCAAATGCTTTTGGTTCGTACTCCCATTTTATTCCAGAACCATCACACCACTTTGCAAAATTTGCTTCCCAATTAGAACGAAAACTTCTTTTATTGTATTTAAATCTTGAATGTGGGTAAACATGTTTATAAGCACAATCTGATGAACAAAAATATTTATTTGTTACTTTATTTAAACGTTTATAATGTAAAATTTTCTTTCCGCAATCATAACAATTATGTGTTTCTTTTTTACTTTTCCAATTTAATGAATTTGATTTTGCCTTCCCAATTCGTGCTAATCCCATACACACTAAACTACAATAAATGTGTTTTCCTAATCTTCTATTTTGTGCTTCATAAAATTTTTTATGGCAATGTTCACATTCAAATTCTATATCTCCACCATTCCATCTTGCACTATATTCCCCAACATTATAAAGTGTGCGACCTTTATTATAACATTCATAACCACAATAATGATATTTACTTCGCATCATCTGTGGAATAGGAACATAAATTAACTGACCGCAAACATCACAACCAAGAAATTCACCATTCCAACTTTTTTGTTTAGGCATTTTCCGTTTCCTGGTTATTAGTTTCCTCGGCTTTTTCTTTTTTAACCCACTTATCTCCGACTTTTCGATATTTATCTTTTACCTGTTTCCATGCTGCTTGTCTTGCTTGATTTTCATCTTTTGTTTCTTCATATACGGCATTAAAAACTCGAATCCATAAATTCCTAGCCCCAACAGGAAGATTTTTAAGTTGAGATGGATAATTTTCTTTTGTATATGGTGCTTCTAAATATTCGCCAGCTTCTTCATCTTCTAAAGATGCTTCTTCAGCTTTTACAACCTTCTTTTTCTTCTGTGGCACTTCTTGTGGTGTCGGTGTTCTTGGATTTGTATCATCGTTTGTGCCATTACTATCCTGATTCAAAATTACTCTTGGGAAGAACAAATCCTCATCCCCATTTTCGGCTTCCTGTGTTCTACGCTTCTTAGAAATCTCAAAATCATATCCTTGAGGTAGTACAGAAAACGCATCCTCGATTGATAAAAGTCCTGTGTCAACATGATTCTTAATTAATTTGCTCATGTCGTTTGTAATAAAAGCCTTTACAACACCAGGAACAATACGTATATCTTTTCCCATAGCTTTAGGATGAAGAGAAGCATTCTTTTCAATAATCAATTCCTTAACTTCATCATATAATTCTTTAACTCCTAAAACACCATTTAAAATTTCTTCAACCATAACTTTAGGATTTAAAATAGCTTCTTGTCTATCACTGGAAAATCCCTGAAGTTCGACTAAACCTAATCCGCAAAGCAAATCGTTATTTACAGGTTTAATAACTGATTCATTAAAAAGTTTAGTAAGGTCTGGAATTAAATGTTCAACACTCACATCATAACGACTTTTTAAAATCATGTCACCTTCATCATGTTTATATTTCTGATTTCTTTTTGCTTGTTTTAAACTTTCTTTAACATCTGTTAATTGTTTTTGAATATCACCCATTGCGTTCTTAGCCATTAAAGTTGCGTCGCCAGCTCTTAAAGCTAAAATATATGGAACCATTTCTTCAACAACACATGCTTGGCTTTGGATTAAACTCTTTTTAAGTAGAGCGTTATACATAACACCTTTTCCAATTAGATAAGGTGTTGCATAATCTTCATACCAAGAATTAAAAGGTTTACGAATAAGAACGGTTGATTTTGTTCCATCCTTTAATTCGGTATCATTAATGTAGTATTTCTTTTTAGTTAAATCGTCTTTACTTCCATCAACAATAATAGCACTACCGTCAGAAAACCACATCTTTCCTGGTAAAATTAAATCATCAATCTTTTCCCAAATAATGTTCAACGCAATAAAAGATGACTTATATCTTTCCCTCATATATTGAGTGGTAACAGATTTTAATCCCCTGGGAATGTCTTTGCTAATACTAGCATTTAACTTTTTAGTAGCCCAATCATTAAGAACTAAAGTTAAATTAGTGTTATCAGTTACAAAGTTCATATTAACAGAACCAGTTGCAACCATAAATTCATAAATAGTTTTTACAATACCAGTATAATCATTTTCTAAAAGTTCATTAATCTGAACCATTTGTTTATGAAAATCTTTATATACCTGAATTTTGTTACTAGGATTGAAGAGTTTAGAAATTACACTCTTAAAATAATAATCAGAAGTCATGTTGTTCATTTGTTATTCCTTGTTTGGATTACCGCTTTGGACGACTTCTATTATCAGAAGCCAGCAACGGTCTTAAATTTTTATAGTGAAAGCATTGTGCTTGCTGTTTAGGGTCTGTTAAATTAGTTCTAATCTTATAATCTATGTCAATTATTCTTCTTTGTTTATCTTGTAAACTTCTTTTAGATTTATTCTTATCTCGAAGTTCTTTTACACGTTTTTTATTTTTAAGTTTCCAATCTTTAATTCTTTTATTAATTTGTTCTTTATTTTGCTCTCGATAATCTTTATGATATTTATGAATACGTTTTATATTTTTTAAATAATGTTCGTGATGATATTTTATTAATTTTTTCTTTATTTCTTATATAATAATCATGTATAATTTGTTTACGCTTTTCTTTATGTGTTTCACGATATTTTTTACACGCTAATAAATTTTCAGGTGTACAAGCCATTAGAAACCTGCCACGAACGTTGATTGTTGACTAGGTTTGTTAAGATTGGCGAATTCGCACTGGAATCTAGCCACCGCCATACATTGAAATGACTGTAAAAGATGGTCTGTCGAAGTGCTGCCATACTTTTTTGAAGTACCCGTCATCACACTGAAGTAATTAGCGAACTCTCTTAAAAACTTTTCGCTATGAGGAACTTCAATCAATCCATTATATAAACATTTTTCTAATTGGTCACATGCAAAATCAATTGTTCGTTCTAATTTATAAATTGGATTTCCTTTATCATCTGTTTTAATTGTTGGTTCTTGTCCATCAACAGATGGATTCATTTCAAATCCAATAATCATCTTACTATTAAATAATACACGAACAATTTTATCTTTTGGAACTTCTAAAATTTCTAACTCATCAGCAATTGAACGACCACCAGATTCAGTACAATCTAATGAGATAACACAATTATCTAATTTATCATAAAGCCATTTAAAAACTTTGGCTTGTTCTTGCGTGGTCAACATATAAAGGGAAATATTATATCTCCACTTTAAAAGTTCGTTGTTCCCAAAGAAAATACAAATCTCACTTGGTGAACCAGTAGTACCAATGTCGCTTGCTATAAGTGACATTTCTGCTGGTTGTTTATCTACGATTAAAATCGTTTCGAATTTATTATAAGTTTCTTTTCCTATGTCAAATTGCTTAACTCTTTTTTTAGTGGTATATGACTTCTCTTTAATACGGGCCATATCAAACATTGAGTTAGCACCTTCGATAGCTTCACCTAAGACATTCAACTTATACATTGGAGAAGATTCACCATCATATTCTTCAATAGCTCTAATTTTTGCTGTATCATCCCAATCCTCACGTAAAAATTGCGGGCCACTACAAATCCAATTTCGTTTTGATTCATCTCTAAGCATTTTGCCAAGAGTTGAACCAAGTCTTATATCGGGAATTCCACAAAATCGTTCTATACAACCTTCGCTTGAAGTGGCATCAACCATCTTCTTACGACCTTCAGAACTCATATAAGAAACTTCGTCATATATTAATTTCTTAACGTGTAAACTGTGAAAAGCGGTTCCTGGGTCTGGATTTGCTGATGATTCATTTCTTCCGTACATCACATGACCGTTCAAAGTATCTATTTCCATACCTCCGCCTATGTAGCGCACACATTCCTTACCTTTCCTACGATATAAATCAAAAATTGGATGGTGATTTACAAATGTAGAAATAGGAGTACAAATTTTCTTGAGATGAGCAAAATCGAACGATGCAACACAGCTTTCGTCACCTTCTCCATGAATCAACGTTAATACTGCATCAATAAAAGCAAAAAAACTCTTTCCTAGATTTCTTGCTGCGACATTAATAAGTGTTCCAGCACCTTGTTTATTTTGAAAATTTTGTTTCGCATTTAACTTATCATTGTTTGCGAATTGATACGAATAATCCAACATAGCATGTTGGTAAGGCCTAACTTTTATCAAAGAACAATCTGGTTCGTTCCAGGTCTGTGGAGCTTTATAATTTTCTGGAATAAGACATTCAACCATAGCTAATGGTGAATACCAACACTCCATAAACTCTATCTCTTCGGTTGTAAGCTTCTTATATAACACTGAAAATTCCTAATTTATAATGTTAAAAATAAACTTGACAAAACTCAATGCTATATGTTATACTTATATTATGAAGAATAAAAGATATATACCTTATAAAAATATCACTTTTTGTTGCAAAGATTGTGGTTATAAAATCACTTTTGGTACTGCATTATATGGTAAAGGAAGATGTAGACCATGTTCTTCATTATCACAAAAAGGTAAAAATCATATATTCTTTGGTAAAAAAAGACCTAATCATTCTAAACAAATGACTGGAAATAATAATCCAATGTTTGGAGTTCATAGATTTGGTAAAAATTCTCCACATTTTGGTAAAAACCATTCTAAAGAAACTCGTGTAAAAATATCAAAAGCAAATAAAGGTAAAAATCATCCTCTTTTTGAAAAACATCTTTCTAAAGAAACAAAAATAAAAATATCAATAGCGAATAAAGGTAGAAAAATTTCTAAAGAACATCGTTTAAAAATTTCAAAAACGCTTAAAGGAAGATATAGTGGTAAAAAGAATCCACGATATATTAATGGACAAGGAAACGCTCCTTATCCAAATATCTTTAACGATAATTTAAAACTAAAAATACGTAAACGAGATAATTTTACTTGTAAATGTTGTCAATTAAAAGAACAAAATCATTTTCGTGATAATAAACAAATAAATTTGACTATCCACCATATAGATTATAATAAATTTAATTGTAAAGAATCAAATTTAATTACACTTTGTAATAACTGTAATGCTAAAGCAAATTACAATCGGGATTACTGGTTTGCTTACTACACTTATATTATAGAAAATTATATTTCAATGAACTCTCAAACACAATAACAACCTTTAATTAAAGGGTTAAACTCTAGGTAAATGATTGGCTGCTTTATATGTCAAAGTTGCCCTTGCTGCAAATGCTGTTTCAAAATCTTCACGACCAACAGCAAAACGATATTCTGTTGAATCGGTTTTTTCACGAAGAATTTTCCAACTTCCATCTGCTTTAGCGAATCCATAATAATTATAGCCAGCTTCGTTTTCACGAACTTCGGCTACATCAAAACCTGATAAATTAGTTTCTAATGACATGTTATTCTCCTTAAAATTTCCAAGAAATTCCTGTGCCATAAATTTTTAAAAGTTTATTATTATGAGATGTTAATTTATAAACAACATCTGTATCTGAAGGTTGGGAAGATATATCAGCAACAGCACTTAAAATTTTAGCTCCTGTAACATAATTTCCTTCATCTTCTAAAGTTATTTGTGAAAATGTTGTTCCGCCATCTCTTGATATGTATGCTTTTAAATCTGTGTTTAATGTAATAGCATCAACATCTTCTTCGAATAAAACAATACGCGCAGAAGTAGGAACGGCGTCTGCTATTTGAGCGTTGGAGATAAGGGTCATGTTTTCTGGAAGACCGTTAGGCGTGTATGCCGACGCAGGAGGTGTAAAATTAGATGTCCATCGAGCGATACCTTTAGATAATCTAAACTCATCTATATAACCATGAAATTTTTCTGCATATTGGAGAGAAACACCAATACGTAAAGGCTGATTATGTGCGGAAAAATCTGATGAGAAGATGGCAACTTCATTAGTTTTAATACCATTAATAAATTGTCGAACATAACTACCATCACATGTACAAGCGTAATGATACCAATTATTAATTGGTGCGGCTCCCGATTCCCCTGCATTACCTTCGCTATAACTTCCAAAATTAAATCCTGTAGATGGGTTATACCAAATTGTATAGCCAGTTCCATACCAACGTGTTGATAAAATTTGACTTCCACCTATGGGATAACACCAAAAATCAATAGTCCAAATAATTCCTAAATCTAAATCAGAATTATAAGGAAAATTTACATATGTATTACTATCACAATAAACCGATTGTCCAAATTTAGATTGAGTTTCTTTTAAAAGGGCAGTTCCCGTAATATCATTATGGTTCGTTGTTTCGTCAGGAAAAATTGATGTATCCACCGTTCCATCCAAATGAAGTAAATACTTTGTATAACTATCATATCCTGTTGCAAGTGGCATATAATAATCATCTACAGAATTATATAAAATATTTAAAGAATTAATTAAATCAACACCGTTTTCATCTTCATATTCATCCATAAACCCTTTAACCATGCTAAAAATAGTTAAAGAACCTATTTGGGCGATACGAAAAGCATTTAACATTATGTTTAATAACTGATTTTTTAAATCGTCTACTAAATCTATTATATTAGATTGTGGATGTGTGTGTAAAGTTGGTGCTTTTCCATCTAATGAATCTTTTGTTAATTTTTCAGAAGGATAGTGTGTATCATCTGGTGTTACTTGAAAGGTTGTTCGTTTATTTCCAACATCTTCCGGAGTAAATCCAAGAGATGCCTGTTTTTCCGTATCAAGTTCATTAATAGCGGCCTGAACATCTGTGGCAACAATGTTTCCGGCGGGTGTGTTTTTAACTGCATCTGCTATTTTTAAAGGCATAGTAACAACACTACGAATTATTGACCCACCATTACCCATTGTATCTACTGCTGGACTAAAAGTTGGGCTTCCTACATAACTTGTAACTTTAATAAAACTAAAATGCTCTGCATAATAATCGCCAGAAAAATTTCCACTTGCTGTCGTACTATCGGCTCGAACGTGTCCACCATTGGACGACCAATAACCATAATAATTTATGGCTGCACCATTACCTGTGGCTACTGAACTTTGTGCGTATATCATACCATTATAACTAGATGAGTATCCATGATACCCATTATTTATTGATTTTGAAGTTTTTGCATAAATGTAAGAAGTTCCTAAACATTGAAAACCAGAATAAATGTTTCCAACTGCTTGAGAACCTTCGGCATTTATTCCTGCTCTATTAAAAGCATAAAATCCAACAGTGCCGTTTCCAATGGCAAAACTATTAACTGCTGTCATAAATGCACCATCAGTTGCATAAAAACCAATGCTACCATTTCCACTTGAAATAACACCGCTTGCGCCAATTTTTGATTGATTATAAGCATAAAGTCCATAAGACCCATTATTAGAAATACTAACGTTAATTATCCAAACTTCAGCGGTAGATGTGTTACATACACCGTATCTTCCAAAACCATTTATCCCTATTGAATAAGTGGCAGTTGGTTCGCCCATATAAACAATATTAGTTCCATAATAATATCCTCTTTGAGAGATATTAATACCATCATAAGA